AAATCAGTTAGTAAGATTAAAGGTAGTGGTAAATCTCACGCACACAAAATACAAGCGGCAGTTGCTATGGAACAACGAGCAAGAGAAATGGGTAAAGTTACAGCCGCTAATGTTTATCGTAAATTCATTAATCAAATGAAAAAGAAAACTAAAAAGAAAAATGAGGGTTTCTTTGGATTACCAGCAGGTGTAATACCTTCACCTAGTAGAAAAGCTGTTAAGAAAAATAAAACAGATAGTCTAAGTGGATATAAAAAAGTTAATGAAAAGAAATGGTCAGATAAATACAAAAAAAGTATTGATTGTAATAATCCAAAAGGATTTAGTCAAAAGGCTCATTGTGCTGGTAAAAAGAAAAAAGAAAGTAAAGATTATACATTTGGACCAGATTGGATACCTACTAATTTAGCACAAAGAAAAAAAATGAAAAGAATTCATCAAAAACTAAATCGTAGTTTAAGAGAAGATATAAATATACCAGTAAAAATTGGTGATACCATTTTAACAGGTAGATTTAAAAATAAAAAAACCGTGGTAAAGTCCATTGGTAAAGATGAACACGGAATGCCAACAATTAATGGTAGAAAAGTTGTATCATTTAGAATACCATTAAAAGAGGGTTCACAAGCATCAGGTAGACAAGGGCCAAAAGGTTATAAAGCTTTTGTTGAGTTAGGATTTGAAAAAGAATACTATAAACATATGGAAAACATATTTACCAAAAATGGTGAAACAATGATTTTAAACGAAGGTATCAATGACCCAGGCATTTTAAAAGCAGTTTTCTTAGCTGGTGGGCCTGGAAGTGGTAAAACTTGGGTAGCAAAAGGATTGTTTGGAATACCAGAAAGAGTTAATGTATCTCAATCAGGTATGAAAATGGTTAATACTGATAAAGAGTTAAAGTTCTTATTGAAAAAATATGGATTTGGAACTGACTTAGATGCATTACCTGACGAAGTATTTAAAAATCTAACAGACCCATCACAAACTGATTATAGTGGACTAAGAAGTTATGCTAAAGAATTAACCGGTGTAAGAAAAAAATTATATCAAAACGGAAGACTCGGTATGATTATTGACGGAACAGGTGATGATTATTCAAAAATATCAAAAGAGAAAAAAGAATTAGAACAAAAAGGATACGATTGTTATATGATTTTTGTTAACACCACTTTAGATGTAGCACTTGAAAGAAACAGAAATCGTGATAGAGTTCTACCAGAAAAAATAGTTGTTGATTCACATAGACAAGTTGTAAAAAACATTGGTGGATTTCAAGGATTGTTTGGTAGTAATAACTTCATAATCATTGATAACAATAAAGATTTAACACAAGAACAAGCACAAAGACGATTTAATATGTTGGTTAAAAAAGGACTATCTAGATTTATTAAAAGACCAATACAAAATCCAAAAGGTAAATCTTGGGTAAGGAAACAAAAAATGTTAGAAGAAAATTATTCAGAAAAAAATTGGACAAGACAATTAACAGAAAGAGTAGATTATAGACAAATAGCAAAAGAATTGATGAGAAGATATAGAGTCAACTCTAAATTAGAATTTAGTCCACGAGCAACAAAAGGTGATTATGATTTTGATAGAGATATCATAAAGTTAAGACCTTTTTATACAAGTGTTAGAGATTTTTTAATTACTATTTTACACGAAATATATCACGCTATGGATAGTAAAAGATATGGTAGAAAGAAGTTTGTAAGAATGTATACAAACGCTGGTCAAGAACAAGAAGACAAAGGTCTTGACTTCCACGACAATAATCCATTTGAAATAAAAGCTGAAAGATGGGCTAGACGAGAGGTCAATAAATACATCAAAAGATTTAAATAAAAAAATAATTGATTTTAGAGGAGTTGGGTTATATTTATTATTGGTTATGAAAACGAGAAGTGCTAAAAACAAAGGTAAAAGGTTACAGAATAAAGTCCGAGATTTAATCTTAGAAAAATTCACACAACTAGAAGAAGATGATGTTCGTTCAACTACTATGGGAGATAGTGGTGAAGATGTTCTATTATCACCAGCCGCTCGTAAATTGTTTCCATTTGCAACAGAATGTAAAAATCAAGAAAAATTAAACATTTGGGATTCGTTAAAACAAGCCGAATCTAACGCAGGAAAACACACACCATTATTAGTGTTTAAAAGAAACAGAAGTAAAATTTATGCTACAATAGAGTTTGAAAGGTTGTTAGAATTATTAGATGAAGATAGTAAATCTACTCAATAGAGTATTAAAATCACAAGGACAAGAATTAACAAAAGAAAATGAGTATATGTGGTGGAGTCCATTTGTTAATCATCACAAACCAAAACTACAAGTCAATATCAAAAATGGTAAATGGCATTGTTGGGTATCTGGTCAAGGTGGACACAACTTATTTCAGTTATTTAAAAAAGTCAAAGCAACAAAAAAACAATATCAAGAATTAAATGAATTATCAGATAACTTTTCATTTGAATATGTTCCAACCAAACAAGAAAACAAAGAAGTAAAATTACCAGATGAATATAAACCTATGTGGACAAAATCTAATTCACCAACTTATAAACACGCATTAAAGTATTTAAAATCAAGAGGTGTTTCAGAAGATGATATGATTAAATATTCAATAGGTTATTGTGAAGACGGATTATATTCAAACAGAATAATTATTCCTTCCTATGATGATGAGGGTCAATTAAACTTTTTTATCGGTAGAGATATATTTGATAGTAAATTAAAATATAGAAATTCACCAACACCAAAAGATATTATTGGATTTGAATTATTTGTAAATTGGGAAGAACCAATATTATTGGTTGAGGGAGCTTTAGATGCAATAACTTCCAAAGTAAATTCAATCCCGTTATTTGGTAAAACAATTATGAATAATTTAAAAAGAAAAATTTTAGAAAAAAAAGTAAAAACTCTATATGTTGCACTTGATAATGATGCTGTAAAAGATAGTATGAAAATCGTAGAAGAATTAATGAACGAAGGTATAAAAGTTCATATGATTAAGTTAACAGAAAAAGACCCAAATGATATTGGTTATGAAAAATTTACAGATATAAAAAATTTAACTAATGAAACTTCTTTTAGAGAATTAGTAAAATACAAACTTGGTATGATATAATGAAAAGAACAAAAATTAATATTCCTTTAAAAAAGATTAAATACATACATCATATATCTGATGTTCATATTAGAAATTTAAAACGACACGCCGAATACGAACAAGTATTTGAAAGGTTGTATGAAAAAATCAAACAGAATCGTG